TTATATAGCTTTTTTTAGTTGCTTCTTTTGCTGGCATTCTTCCTCCCACTTCATTACATCAGTAGCGAGGTATCTTTTCATTGTTCCGCCCTCAGAACTTAATGCCGGGGCTGGGAATGGAATCCCCCAAGGTGTGTTAATTTCCCACCGATTAAGTGTGCGTTTAGTAATATGAAACATCTCACACACATTGTTAGATGTCAGATATTTATCCACATTAGCCCTCCTTACTTTCCGCTTTAACTTCTAACTGGATGCCTTCATATGTGCCATCACCTCCACAATTTAGACAATGTGTATACATACCTAAACCATCCCCATCAGGGCTAAAGTTTTCAGGTAATGAAACATCTATAAATTCAGTACCGCCAATTGGCTTCGTATGAATATGAGGGGCAAGGCCGTAATAGGGGAAAATGCATTCACCGTTCCCGTCATCACAAAAATCACATGTTTTAACTTTTAATCCACTCATCCTTTAGTTCCTCAACTCATTACGTTCTTTCTTCAATTGACGCAAAAGGTTGTGAAGGGTAACGGTTACAGCTTTATCTAAACTTTTAGTTGAATGGAATTCTGCAAGCTGAGACAGTGCTAAACCAAAAATGTGATATGCAAAAACTTTTTCAGCTTCCGGATTGTTTTTGATAAGCTCCTCAGTACTTGGACAAATGATTTCTTCAAAAATATGAAGAGCCACCTGATCCGGAGTACCTTCAATACGGCTAGGGCTCAAATTAACTTCACCAATAACTTTGCTCATTGTTGAGAATCCTCACTTAAAATTTCCCATTCACCCCAATCGCCCAAATAACCAGATTTTGAAATGCTTGTTGTAATCACTTGACCATCATCACAAGTTACTTTCATTCGATTGGCATCTATGCGAACAGCTTTATAAACAACATCCATTTGTAAATTTGCTGGTAAAGGACTTGAGCCATTTACAGATTTAATTCTTACTTCCATTCTTAAGCCCTCAAATATTCTTCTTTAGTCCACTCAACAAACTCTCTATAAAGCTGCTGGGCAGGTTTATTTAATCGGTTGTGATAGTCGATCGTTATGCGTCGCCAAGCAACTGGTACCGCATAATGCTTTGTTAGAAACATTGCTTGGTCCATGCCTTGCCGGACTATTACGTAGCCCAGCAATTGCAAGTAGTACATAAAACCAAGCATGTGTTTTTGGCTCACTTTCTTGTACTGATCTTTCATGTTAGAAACCGTCCACTAATAAATAATCAGGGGTAGATTCTTGTTGAGTAGGTGTAGGATTCTCTAATTCATAGCGGCGTTTTCTCACATACCCCATTAGCTTCGGTTGAATCTGCGGATCTCGTGCAGCCACGTCTATTTCCAAAGCATCTAGCGTTGTAAGGTCTGGTGCAGTTTGGATTTGAACCATTAAAGAGGGTGGCTCATTCGCAGATGCCTTTTCTTTTTCTAGCTCTTCAAGACGTTTGTGAGTGGCGAGAAGGATAGGCTTCATTTGTTCGTCATCCCATGTGCGGGTATAACGATAAACCGCATTTACTTCTGCAGGTGTTTTTGACTCTTTTACACGCTGTAGAAGAGTATCTAGGGTTTGCTGATACTCATTGTTTTTTTCTTGCTCAGGTGTAGGCTGAGTTAAAAAATCTTCAGGTGAAGACACATAAGGTTGTTCTGTAATAACAATCGCACTATCTAAAGCTGATCCTATATTTTCTGAAATATCTTCGGATTGCACCAATGAGTCTTCAGAAGTAGTTACATTTGTTTGCTCAGTAATAACAATTGTAGGTTGTTTAACTTCATCAACAATTTCAGAAGTCTTTTCTACAACTACTGTCTGTGCACCTTTTGATTTCTTAGCACGCTGTTTCTTTGGTTCGTCACCTAGGCGAATAACACTAAAATCGTCACTAACTTCAAAACCTAACGCTTTAGATAGTGCTTTTAATTGAAGCTTGGCGTTTTCTGCATCACGTTGAACAAAGCCGCTATTAATAGATTCAATTAATGCGGTGGTTCTAAAATTCACGACGTAAATAGAAGGCGAATATGTAGTAATTACAAAAACATCCTGTCCTTCCTCATATTCATCAATAGTTAATGGCTTTGTGAATGTAATGCCAGCCAGCTCAATAGTTTCGATTTTGATGCAGAATTCAAAACCCGGTTTACCAAAAACAGAAGCGGGGAATTGATCTAAGTCAGAAAAGTCCAACATGTCTCCAATAGGACGACATAGAACAGTTTTACCTTTTTGAAGTGCTGCAAATGCTTCTTGAGCAGTTAAAATATTTTTCATGCTGTCATCCCCGTTTTCGCTAAGGTTTCAATTTCTTGTTTAACTGCCTTAAGTTTTGCCTCTTCAATTTGGATAAGGGCATCGATACCTAAGTGCTCACAAACTGTTTTTACATCGAGGCCACGTTCAGCAATAAAGTTTTGAAGTTCATCTCTTTGTTGATCTGAGATACCGTTAAATTCAGGTGGACTAATCCAAGTGCCACGTTGCTTATCAAACGTGCAATTCAATGCTTTAGCTCTCATTAACATTGCTTGGCGCATGTTCTGGTAATACATGTGTTCTTTATCAAGCGACTCAGTTAATTGATTAAGGTCACCTGCATGCTCTGCTTCCTCACAGCTTTGTTTCCAGTTTTCTAGCTCTTCTTGGGCTTTAGCTGCTGCAAGTTGTGCAGGCGTTAAGGTGTTAATGTGATCTTTAGCTTGAGTAATCAGGTCAGCCAAGAAAGTAGGGTGTGCTTTAAGATCAGGTACCCATACTTCACCGGTTTCACCGCCTAAAGCACCTGAGTTTTTCGCATGATGTGTAGGCGAAGGTTTGAAATTAATAACGCGGGCATTTTTACCTTCACCAGTAGTAACAGTTGTTAGATAACCCATGACATCTGCGATACGGTAAAGCTCGTTACGGTTTTTACCACCTAGATCTGGGCGGTAAATAATTTGATCACCGTTTTGATCTTCTGATGCGTGTGCAATGAAAACAACATCTTTACCTAAACTGATCAAAGTATTGATGTATTGCTTGAACGTTTGGTTCGCTAAACCTTGAGCCTTTAACTTTAAAGAACCATCTTTTTGACGGTTATTTGCCGTAAGTAACAGGTGGGTTTTAATGCATTCAAGCATTGCACCCACGGTATCAATGACTACGGTTTTATATGGTGCTAAGTCCTGCGGAGTAAGGTTTGCAACATCACTCCATTGTTGAACCTGTACAACCGCACCACGACGTAATTCACCAGTACGGTGAGCACCACGGTCAAAGTCAAAAGAAATTGCTTTTTCCGCAGTAAAGCCCATCGATGATTTACCTAAACCCGGATCAGCGTATAGGTACACAATAATTGCTTGAACCAATAAAGTTTGGTCAGCCGTAATAATCGGTAGAGCCATTTTATTATCCTCATCTAGAGCCAGTGAAGCCGCGCTTAGTTTTATAAGCTTTGCGGTCACGTGTAGGGATGTTTGTTTCACGTAGCTTTATTGCGAGCTGCTTTCTGCGTTGGAAGTCGATTTCTTGTGTGAGTTCATTCCAAACTTTTGGATAGTCAGTTTGGAACTTTTCAACGTCCAAAGGTGTCTTAACTGAGTCCTTCACCTTGTAAAGAACTGAGCCATTAGCATTAGATGCGTACACTTGCCAGCCAATGCGGACAGAGTAGAGGCCCTTATCATCACGGCCTAAAAATGACATATAGCCGTCAGGGTGTTTTTTGAAATTAGTCATCTTTAAGCCTCCACCAACTTGTTACGTTCGATGAAGCCTTTTAGAAGGCCATTGATGTTTCGGATGTCTTCAAATTCGGTGAAATCGTTATATGACTTACCGTTAATATCAGTGATTTCATTTACTGTGAGTTGGGTAATATCAACAGCGGTGAATTCAGAACCCGGTACGCCGTAGCTGTCTGGATGAGCTTCAAAATCAAAGCTCACATTTAAACGGAAGCTATCTAATTTGATTACGGCAACGCCAGAATGTTTACCTGTGATTTTGGCAGTTAAGACACCGTAAGTACTTGGTTGAGTCTTAGGGGTAAATAGAGAAGGGGCTTCTTTTGCTTGGAAAGCTGGTTGCAATTGGCAAGCAACTAAAGAACCACCAGAGATTGCAAGAGCAGCCATACTGACAAATGCAAATGAGTTGAATGAGTTAACTTTTACGTTCATAATTGATCTCGCGTTATGCAAAGCCCCGTCGCCGTCCAAAGTTCCGGGGCTTTTTTATATTTACAAGATAAATGTAAGTTAACTTACCTTAATAGTCAATAATAAAGTAAAAAAACTTACCTTTGCACTATCTTATGCTAATCTTTAGCAAAGATTGATGAAAAAATATTTAATCAAGAAATTCATTAATGTATGTTTGAGTAAAATTAAGTATGATGTATGCGCAAAAAATCTTATTTAATTTTTAAGAAGGAGGAAATTTGAATAATTTAGCTATCAATGAAATTTCTTCCTATACTCATGAAGAACTAATTACTTACTCTGATTTTATGAAAGGAGTTTTACAACCAAAATTCTCCTTTAATTATGTAAGTTTATTCTCTGGTAGTGGAATTTCTGATTTTGGTTTGTCACTTTTAGGTGGTAATTGCCTAGCAGCATGTGAGAAAGACCCAGCAAGAAGGTTAGTGCATGAAACTAATATTGCTGGTAAGGTCTATGGTGATATTAAGGAAGAAAAAGATTTTCTAATAAAATATGTAAAAAAACAAAGGAAATCCGTTGATCTTATTATTGCTACTCCTCCTTGCCAAAGTTTTAGTTCAGCTAATTCACAACGTGGAAAATTAAAAGATCATAAAAGTGCTGCAAATGACAGCCGTAATTTTTTATTTTTTGATGCATTAGATATATGTCTAGCTCTTCAGCCTAAATTTATTCTAATAGAAAATGTTCCTAATTTTGGGCGACGTTTAATTCGTCACCATGAGAATGGTGTTTTAGGCCATGTTGAAGAGTTCATTGAAAGTATTTTAAGTAACTATATTGGTACAACAATTGTTCGGTGTGTTTCTGAATTTGGCGTACCTCAATCTAGGAAAAGAAGTTTTAGCCTTTACATTAGAAAAGATATATGTAAAAAAGTTAAAATCACAGCAAAAGATTTAAAGAAAATTAATTTCGAAAAATTAATAGTATTAAGTCCTAATAATATTATGGAAGCAATTGGACATTTATCTATTTTAGATAGTAAATCTGATTCAAAATCGAAAGATACTACTGATATATTTCATCATGTGCCAGTACTAGGAGAAAAGCATTATTCGTGGATCTCTAATATACCCGCAAATAGTGGAAAATCTGCTTGGCAAAATGCATGCGAAAACTGTGGTGATGATAATACTCCTATTTTTCAAATTAAATGTGTAGCTTGTAATAAAGAAATAAAGGTACGTCCTCATATTGAAGAATCTGATGGCTCGATCAGAAGCATAAGGGGTTTCAAATCAAGTTATAAACGTATCAATCCTACGGGATTGTCGTCTGCGATTACAACCAATACGAATGCTTTTAGTAGCGATAATAAATTGCACCCTAACCAAAATAGAGTACTAAGTGTAAGAGAATGTATGCTTATTCAAAGTATTCCAGAAAATTTTATTTGGCCTGAACAAATTTTTTATAAATCAATGCATTTAGTAAGGGAAATGGTTGGGGAGGCGCTCCCCCCCCTGGTAAGTTATCAATTAGCTCACTTTTTGTTGAGTCTTTAAAGTAGGCTGAAGTTTTCTCATTATACTATCTAACTCTTCATTATTTTTGGCCATTTGTCCAAGGAAGTCTTGAACTGCTTCACCACCTAATTGGCAAATTTGTTGTACACGAGGATCTGATGGATTAACATCATGCCCCGCTAAGATTGTTGCTAATATTTGCATATGTTCTTTTCTTGACTCCATAAGGATTTGCGACCAAGTTTTAAATTCTACCGTGCTTGGTTTTTGCTTAAGAACGCTTTCTTCAATACCTCTAGCAATTAGATAACCATTAACATTTGCTTCAGGAAATCTTGATTGAAAATACTGCATATATGATTGTAATTGATTGAATTCGAGCCAAGCTACAGTTGCATCAGGACCTTTCAGTTCAACTACAATAATATTATTATTTTCAGCATCCCCAAGAAAGACTACATCCGGTTGTTTATAGTCATTTGGAGTCGCAACCGCAGCTTCTCGGAATTGCCACTTACCAGTTTGCTTTGCTTCATCTACTAATTTTTTTAAAGATGTTCTTGCAGAGAATTTCTCATAATTAGAATTAAGTATCCATGGAAATTCTTCTATTAGGTGCTGGAGCTGAGTCTCATTTCCAACCATAATCCTGTGATCAAGTTGTGTAAGCGCATAAATACGTAAAGAGAACATAACCCCAAGAGAAAGTCCTTCTGGTACTAGCTCTTGAACGAGTCTGTCTACAATTAAAGGAAATTGAGTTGGATCAAATCTTGATGTCTCTTCCCATAAGTTTCTAATTAACTTTCTAGCTGGTTCATGTACCCAAGCTTTGGCCGCCACTTCAATAAAATTAACTTTATCTTCTTTGGATAAGTCCACATTTGGCGTTACTTCAGTTATTAAAGAAGTTAAATGATTTTTTTCACTTGCAGTTAATTGATAATCAGTTTTACCTTGTAGAGTAGTATCAACTAACTTCTCAATTTCAACCTGTGCTAGTTTTTTTCTATGATCAAGATATTGATTGATGAATTTTCGAGTTTCAATTGCTCCCCATTTTAGGAATGATTCAAAGCCAGGATATTCCCAATTTAGTGTTGTCCTATCAGTTGAAATGACATCCTCATCTAGTTCATCAATCCAGTCAGCCTCAATCACTCCATACATATATCGCGTAAAGATTTCTGAACCTTTTAATCTAAAGAAAAAGGGGCGATCTTGAGCTAATTTTCCATGTGCAAAAATTCCTATACCTGCTTCATCTTGAGACCAACTTGCTGAGTCAACAAATCCAACCCAGTAACTAATTTCTTTTAATTCAGTAATCTCTTTTCCAGAATTGTCAGTATAAGTAAATTGTATTTTTTCAGTAAGTTTACCTTCTTCTGGTATTCTTAAGCCCCAAGCAGGGAAACAATCTTCTTCTAACAGTTTTTCGTCGTTTATAAAAACTTTAAAATCTGGATCATTTAATGTTACGGTAAATCTTCTTCCTAAAGATTTTTTTAAACTTTCATTTGTTACTACTCTGGATAAACTTAATTCATGACCAAATATAATTGTCCCACTTCCAGCATTTAAAATAGTCTTAACTCTATCTTTTAACTTTTTTTGGAGATCACTTGAAGTAATTCTTGTTAAAAAAGGTTCAGCATCTTTTAATTTAAAATCTTTCTGATTATTTACATAAACAATAGGTTTATAAACTTCAAATGGTTTCGAAGGGTCGGTATTTTTAGTCAGATCATTATAATCAAGACTTAACCAGTTTAGATATCCATCTTTCAATGTAATTAATTCAACTTTCTTTGCAACACCAAAAGGGGCTAATTTACCAATTCCTTTTCGTCCCATTGGTTTTCTAATGCTTTTACCAATTTGAGTTCGAGAACCAGCTTTCATTTTAGCAATTACAAGCCAGTTATTTATAATCTCAGCATTATTCATCCCTTGCCCATCATCTGTAACGATGATACCAATTGGGGATCCTGAGGAAGAAACTAAATCAATATATACATTTTTTGCCATAGCATCCCAAGAATTGGATACTAATTCAGCAATAACATTAGTTGGCTTATTTTGATATAGTTTTAAACCTAAATGCTCAATAATGTTATGTGAATATTTTAATACATAATCAGCCATTTGTATGACCCCCGTCGAATCAGCTAATTAAACATCCCTATACAACCCAACGACTTTACCAACCAATTTACATCCTTCATGAAGCTCTATGATTCGTTCATGCCACTTTGGATTCAAGGGTTCTAAATACATACCGTTACTTTCTACGATTAATTTCTTAAAAGTTGCCTCAGTTTCATCAATACAAGCAACAATTACCAAATCACCTGTTTTTAAATCAGTTATTTGAAAGTCAGGATTTACATATATTTTATCACCAGGTCTAAAATCAGGAGACATAGATTCTCCTACCACAATTAGACCATAACCGTTTCTACCACATTTAGGATTTGGTGGTAACCATTCCTTAAATTGTGTGTCTAATGGAACTGAATCAGCAGCAGTCCATGTTCCTGCTTGCACCCAAGAAATAACAGGCACTAATCGACCTGATATTGGAAATGGAGCAGTAACATTCCTATCTAGAGAATCATCTTCTTTACCATATAAAAGGTAATTAGAAGTAACTCCTAAAATTTGGGCTAATGCCATCAAACTATCATGTTTAGGTAGGTTCTCATCCTTTTCCCAATAAATTACTGATGTTTTAGAAACTCCAATTGCATCAGCAATTTGTTGTTGAGTTAGCTTTTTAGACTTTCTCAGATTTTTTAAACGAGTACCTAAAGTTTCCATAGTTTTTTTGCCAGTTCCGTTCGTAAGAAATCTTACCATTTGATAAGGTAAGTTTTATGTGTTTAAATAAAGGTAAGTAAAGTTACTTTTATCGGTGAAATACATGACCAAAACAGAAGCATTGGCCTTGTTAGAGTGCGGTGTTACTGAGTTAGCCAACAAATTAAGTATTAGTACTCAAGCAATTAGCCAGTGGCCTGAAGAAAAAATTCCTTTAGCACGCGAATATCAAATTCGAGATTTAGCCGAAGGCAAAGAGCCGTTAAAAAACAAAGTTGCTGTTGACTAAGGACATCAATATGAGCCTTGAAAAAGAAGACCTGCGTTTAAAGATGCTCCCTGACATGATGGAACGTTTGAGATTGATTGCGGATGTCCGTGGAAATGAGTATGCACATCAAGCTGTGGTCCTCTTAGAAAAAGCCCTTATGGGTGAATATCATGAAGTTAGCTTAATGCTTGAAAGAGCCGAAAAAAATAGGAAGAAAAGGGAGCGTCTAGGATTAATTGGGACAGTTGGGGTAAACCCAGATTCCCAAATTTTAGAAATAAAAAAAGCCTGATTTCGAGGATCAGGCTTCTAGGCATTCAATTGAGGTGGATCAAATGAACACAAACAATTTATCAGAACAACCAATCGAACTCAACTCACCAGATTTTTTAATAGGTGACGTTGTAGTGCTTACTAAAGAGTGCCGTACTTTCAAATCAAATGATTTGTTTGAAGTTAAAAACAAAACTTTGACTAGTTTATGGACCATCAAATCAGAGAATCATTTGATTCTAGTTTCTTCAAAAGAAATCCGCACAGCAACAGTTGCTGAATTTAACGCCAAACGCCGACTAACAAGCGCTGAGCAAGCATTAGCGGAGGTGTCATGAACAGCTTTACACAGCAAATCAAAGATTCTCGTCAGCAAAGTGAAATCCAATCTTTTTACGAGCCTGCATTGCGAGTGCTTGGGCACCTATTTGAGGTGAAAAAGCAAAATTTACGTAACAAAGGTTATGACGAAAATAATGCGGCGGTAACCAAAGTTGAATTTTCAGAGGCTATGGCTCGTCAATTTCGCATAACGCAGTGGTTAGCACAGCAGATTGTAACCAGCTTAACCAAGGCGTGTTTGGTTGATTCTTTTGGAGGCTATGTTAAGCCAAAGGGTGGTGAAAAGTGAGATATGCAGCAAGAAGAAAACAGGATATTTCCGTTTCCACCACACCGCTAGAGGTGGTAATTCCACTGGAACAACCAGTAAAGATCTATTCGGCTAAAGAATTAGCAGCTATGCCACTTTCAGTTATGAATGCCGCAATTGAGGCTCAGGAAAGATTTTATCAACTTGAAGAATTAACCCATATGGGGGGGCAGGCTATAGCAGTTCGCCGTCTCATGGAGGATGGGCACAAACTAATTCAGGTGAAAGAAAAGTCTCGTATTCGCTACAAAATCAACAACGAATTTATTCCTCCAAGAATTATTCGTCAGTTGGAAATGCGCGGTCTTGTAAAATTAGGAGCAGTCACTGATGTATAAATATCTCCACCATATCAGCGACTTTATGGTTGCTACAGCGCACCTTAGCCCAGTTGAAGAGTGCTTTTATCGCCGTGCTCTCGATTTTTATTATTTGAATGAAAAACCATTACCCAAAGAAACCCAGTCGGTTTTTCGTCGGTTACGTGCAAATACCCAAGAAGAAAGGGATGCAGTATTAATTGTGCTGCAAGAGTTTTTTGTGGAAGAGGAAGACGGGTTTCACAACAAACGTTGTGATTCAGAAATCGCCGCTTATCAAAAAGTAGGGGATAAAAATCGTGAAAATGGTAAGAAAGGTGGGCGTCCACGTAAGGAAAAACCAAAAGAAAACCAAAGTGAAGGCGACTCGGTTAATTATGAAAACCCACAAAAACCCAGTGGGTTAATTTTGGGTTCTGAAAGTGAAAGCCAAAAAAACCTTAACCATAAACCGTTAACCGATAACCAATATATAGATAGTAGTAGTAATGCGCGTGAAGAAAATTCGCAATTAACTCCAATTCAATTTGCTCAGTATCAGATTGATGATCACAAGCGTTACTCAATGCGTGAATTCATTTCTGAATACAGCGAGTTTCAATACGATTTCATCTCACTTGCTCAACAAAGATTTGTTTCGGTACCTGAAATCGACTTGAGAACCATGATTCAAAATTTCGGTGACTGGTACTTTGCAAACGAATCAAGTTCGTTGAATACACCAAGCATCTGGTTGGTTAAGTGGTTCTCTTGGGTTCAAAACAACGAGAAACAAGTTGCTGCAAACCGCAAGAAGCAAGAGAAAATCACTTCAACCGGTCAAAAACCACAAGAGCCGGGTTACTTCGCCAATCTTTTTGAGGAACAAAGCGAATCTCAAATTTTGGATGTAACTCCGGCAAAAAAGTTTCCAATGATTGAGGAGGTAGGTCATGCATGAGATTACCTTGAACGAAGTGCGTCAATTAATCGCTTCTCTTCGCACTGTTTACGCTGCTCAGTTCAATAAGCAATTTCCAGCAACAGGCGAAAGTGCAATTCCTCTGTCAGTGGTTGAGCAAATCGCACTTAAAACACTGGTTGGCGTTCAACAAAACCAATTTAACAACGCACTTGCTCGATTACTTACAGCAGGTGGACGCTTTATGCCGTCATTTGCCGAGTTTCGCACCTGGTGTATCGGTGAAAGTTGGATGTCTCCAGAAGAAGCTTGGTCTCGCGCATGTAAGTTTACAACTGACCGTTCCGTGGTTATTACCCAAATCACTAAGTACGCCTTAGACGAAGTGATGTATTTGATCGAAGCCGGCCAAATGCGAGCAGCTCAAGATAATTTCTTCGGAACCTACAACGTGATGGTGGCTAAAGCTCAATTGAAAGGTCGTCAGCAAGAGTTTTACGCTCCACCGCTACAACTAGAACACAAAGAACCTAAACACGTTCCTGTGAGCAATGACGAAGCGCAAAAGCATCTCCAATCATTGATGGAACGCTTAAAAATCAATGGTCGTAAACCTGCACCAGTACAAAAGCTTAAGGCTAAGGAAAAAGAGCCTGAGCTTATAAAAGAGTTGGGCCCTGATCCTTTCGATAATCCACACGAATACGCAGAGATGTGCCGTCGGGAGGGTATGCCAATCCCTAGAAATATTCTTCAGCTAATTGATGGGGCGAATGTATGAATGCAGTTGAGTTTATGAAGGAACATGGAATCGAAAAGGCTCGATTTGTTATTGGATCTGCTGAAGTAGGTGGTGTTGTAACCCCAAAGATTTTAGACCTTAAAAAATTGGTTCAATCGTTGGAACTAATAGAGCAAATTGGTGGAGTTGAAGTTGCTAAAGGCAAAGTATTTATTGCTGATTTCAATGATTTCAAAATGATCAAATTTTTAATAGGTAATAAAGATTTTGTTGTTCATATAAAAAGAGTTCAGGAGGCTATAGCAGACCACGAAGCAGTTAATGGAAATGAGATAGATCCTTTAATCAAGTTAAAAGCTGGTTTAACAAAGTTAAGAGATAAATTTATAAACGATGCCCATGCATTAACGCTTTTGGGTGACCTAGATAAATCACGTGTTTATAACGGCATTGCTAATCAATTAGATCACTTATTAAAGGGCGGTGCTTAATGTCATCAATGAGCCTTGCTGAATATCGTGAATTATTTCCTATTCAGAAAAATAAAAAGCGCCGTTCAGCAAAGCAAGGTACAAGACAGCCGAGTGAAGGCGAGACGGTATTAGCAACACATTTAAAAGCATGCAAGATCAGTTTTGAACAGGAATATAAATTCCATCCTGAACGTAAATGGAGAGCAGATTTTTTAATAACGGGTACAAAGATTTTGATTGAGGTGGAAGGCGGGATCTGGAGTGGAGGCCGTCATACAAGGGGTAAAGGCTATATAGGGGATATGGAGAAATACAACTCCGCAGCAATGATGGGTTTTACAGTTTTACGGTTCAGCACAGAGCAAGTGAAAGCAGGCGTGGCGATTAAACAAATTGAGCAATTGGTAGGTGAAAAATGAGTGCAGTTTTAAAAACACAACAAATGGATTGGTCTAAATATACTATTGACGGTTGGTTAGAGCAGTTTGGCGCATGGTGTGAAACAGTTAGAATGAAAGGGGGTGATTTGCCAGATGGGCTTCATATCAATCAAATTTACTGGTTGATGCGTGAAGCTGGCAAAGAAGTACAAAAAAGTAAATCTTATATTCGATGTGAGATCAGTGATTATGAGGCGGATCAAATTCAAGCACTTTTACGAAGTCTATTAAATTCTGATAAAACAGATTTTACAACTAAGTTTGCATTAATTTGTTTAATTAAAAATAAGGTTGAAAATAAAGGATTGTTGAAGGTTGCTCAAGAAACAAACCAATCTAAAGCTCAGGTCGCAATTATGGTGAGTTGCGCTAGATTTTATTTATTAGGTCATGATAAAAGATTAAGACAAAATGGAGGTTCAAATGAAAACATACACTGTAAAACTATATGAAGGCGTTAGTCGGGAGAAAGTTAATGAAACTTTGAAATACTACCCTGATTATTTTGGTAAAATATCAATAATTACAAATGTAATTAATAATAAATTGCAATTAACACTAAAAGCATTTGAAGGAATCGACGTTATAACTGCCAATGATCTAATGATTAAAATCGTTGAACGTTTAAAAGCTTCTCAATTAGTAGAAAAGCATAATTTAGACTTGTTGACTGTCTAGACGCTTTATGGCATATTTTTGATATAGTGGACGAAGTATAAGTAATTCACTGATCTAAAGCTCATCGTTTGATGGGCTTTTTGTTTTTATACTTGCTAGATTTCAATTATGATTTAAAATTAAATCAGGTGGCTCGTCGCCAAACATCGCCACCTGAAATTCTATTAGAAATGATAGTTATTTGTTTGTGTCACCTCCATATTAATTAATTGTAGAGTTGATATTGTGTTGTACTGGTGGTGGGCACCAAGCGCCACCAGTACAATCGTTAAAAGCGCCCCTTTTCTTTGCATTAAGTAATGTTCCTTTGATTTAATGGTTAGATTTACACCACACATTAGCTGTCTTCATCCTAAATACATGGTCGTTACATTATAAATCATCTAAATTGAATGCTTGTCTAAATGTTAAGCGTTTAAGAATGCCCACTTAAGCATGTTTATATTTATGCTATAGTCCAGTCTAATTAGAATTTGGTACTTAAAATGAATATCTGTGTTGGTGGTGAACTAGATGGGCAAACAATAGAAAAAGAGGGTAGATTACTAAAAGCTTCTGATATCGACCCATCTTTTAAAACTGATTACTACAAGCAGGTTTTTAACCGCGACAACATTAATTATCGTTTTTGGCTTCCAATAGGATCAAACTTGCATGAAATGTCTGAGCAAGTTTTGGATATTTTGAGAGCATCAAAAAATTAAGTTTAAAGTATGTTGTAAATACATCTTCTAATTTGTATGATATGTCACAAATACTGCGCTGAAAGTTTTTGTTTTTATGCCCCGTTTCTTTTTTAGAAGCGGGTTTTTTGATTTTAAAACCCCACTCGCTTAGGACGCTTTGCGAGTTTACTTGCCGGACGTATTACGGCGCAAATGGCCCCGCTACATACTAGTTATTGGCGGGGCTTTTTGTTTTATTAATCTGATGATTTAGTTCTCGATAGTGAATAATTTACTATTGAGAATCAAATACTTACACTTTACTTTGATTAAAATTTATGCTTTACTCATTGAATCATTCATTGAGAGGTGAAGCATATGTTGTTTAATGGTTCAGAAGAGCTTGTTGTGATTTCCAATGATGGCACTCGAAGCGCTTTGAAGTCTTGTAGAATTGATAATGAAGAAACAATCTTCACAAGTGACTCTACAGATGGCGTAAGTATTGGAGATCGATTAATCAAGAAATTACAAAATGGTTCAAATCGAGAATATTTAGTTAAATCTGTTAAGGATGGTGTAAATATGTTTGGACATAGAGAGATTAGAGTTCAGCAGATTTAAAACCTACAGTATTAATAACCCTACCTTAAGGTAGGGTTTTTCTTTTTGGAGTAAGTATGACTGAATTTCAAAAAATTACGCATGAGATTAGACAGCTCCAAATAGAGCTAAACCATTTGGGAAGTTGCAATACAAAAGGTTTAAATACAGAACAGATCGCTCACCTAGATGAGCGATTTTTTTTGGCCATAGCAAAGTAAAATAAATTAATTGCCCAGCTCAACAATAAGCCAGAGGGCTTCTTTTAAGGGGCTCATTCGTGGACGATAAAGAGTATTTTTGGCTAACACGGAAAAAAGAACCTAAAACTAAGTCCAAATCTAGACCACTACCTAAAGCTACTCAAAAGTACTTAGAGGCTGAAGAAGAATTTACTCAAGCTTTGGATAATATGGAAATTAAGTACGAAAAGAAATTCCAGTTTAAATCTACAAAGCATTGGAGATTTGACTTTCATTTAATTGAATATCGTATTTTAGTTGAAATTGCTGGTGGCCCTTGGTCGGGTGGACGCAAGGGTAAGCTGTCTACAAAGGCGTGGAGTATGGACCGTTATGATGTTGCTGAAGAAATGGGATATACCGTTGTTCGGTTAGAGGCAGCACCAAGATTTAAGATTAATGAATCTGGTCCATTACAGATCCAAGCTCATTTCGCAAGCCAATGGCTTAAAAATTTAAAGAGGCAAATATTTAATGGATCAGATCAGACCATTTCCTCCAACTGATTTTATGGATCAGGCAGAAGAAGAGGAAGCACTCCGTTTAATACCGGCACCTGATTTAAAACAATGGGTAGTTGCTAATTTTCTTACGCTTGGTGGTCCTTTACATAATCCAGACCATGACCATATTGCTGAGATGCTTCATGACAATGAGGGTTTCTTGGCTTTTGCATGGGCTTCTTCTGCTTATACCAGAGCTAAGCGTATGGTGCTTGGCCAATGTGAAAAGGTTATGTTTCAACAAGGTGGCTGGAAGAAAGCCCGACAAGAGCAGCAAATGCGCGACTGGTTCGGATTCGTTCCAGTTTACTTAATCACAATCGATGCAAGCTTTTGTGAAAAGGCAAACGATAGCGAGTTCTGTGCTTTGCTTGAACATGAGCTTTATCACATTGGTGTAGAACGAGACTCGGACGGTGAGATTATTTACAGTGATCATACTGGATTACCAAAGCACTATTTAGCTGGTCACGATGTGGAAGAGTTCATCGGTGTTGTTAAACGCTGGGGTGCAAATGAAAACGTTAAGCGATTAATTGAGGTCGCTAAAAATCCGCCGTTTGTTTCTGATTTAGATATTTCGAAATGCTGTGGAAACTGCGTAATTACCTGAGCCTTGAGGCTCTTTTTTTTGGCTATTTAGGTTGACGTAGGTTGACAGGATTGAGGATATGGCGGCTCTAAAAAAAGAGGTAAAACTCTTTATAGTTCGCTCACTTGCCGTATTTAATACACCCACAGAAACTGCTGAGCTCGTCAACCAAGAATACGGGATAAAAGTTACTAAACAGCAGTGTGAGAAATACGATCCGACAAAACGGGCAGGCGAGAACCTGAGTGAAGAATTAAGAAAAGATTTTGAAAAGACTCGCGAAATGTTTTTGGGTAAGCCTGAGGCAATCCCAATTGCAAACTTAGCGGTGCGTTTACAGCGATATGAAAGCCAATATCAAAAGCACAGTAGAAACCGTGTAGCAGCTTTAAGCATTCTTAAGCAAGCTGCTGAGGACATAGGCGGCAAGTACACGAATAAGACTGAAATTACAGGCGCTGGCGGCGGTCCATTACAAAGCGAAAACATTACCTATGTGACTGCTACCGATGAGCAGGTAAGGCAGGCGATAGATGAACTCGAGAACGAATATTGATCCTGTTAAAGCCAAAGCTAAGCGGATTAAATGTGAGAAAGAACATTTATTTTTCACTCGTGCTTTTTTCTTGCCACGTATGGGCTTTAAGTTTTCGGTCAATTGGCATCATGAATATATTGCCGACAAGATTGACGAGGTAATCGCTGGAAAGGTTAAGAACCTAGTTATTAACGTTCCACCGGGTAGTGGTAAGACTGAACTACTCACAAATCTTATTGCCCGAGGCATAGCACGTAATGCTCGTTCCCGCTTCTTGTATTTGTCTTTCTCGCAATCACTTGTAGAGGATGTATCGGCAACAGCCAGAAACATTGTTAAGTCGGAAGACTTTCAGAGTTTATGGCCAGTAAAGATTTCTACCAGTACGGATGCTAAGTCGAGCTGGAAAACTACCGTTGATGGTTATGATGCTGGTCATGTTTATTCTGCACCAATGGGTGGACAGGTCACTGGTCGCCGTGCCGGTACATTAGCTAATGAGGGCTTTACCGGTGCGATTATTCTTGATGACCCATTAAAGCCTGAGGATGCATTTAGCCAAACAGCAAGACGTAAAGCTAACCGTAAGATCTTAAATACGGTCAACTCGCGTAAAGCTAAATCAGACACGCCAATTATTCTGATCATGCAGCGTTTGCATGTTGAAGATCCGACTAACTTTGTGATGACGGGTAATGTACCTGGTGAGTGGGAACAAATCAGTATTCCCGCACTTATTGATGATGAGTACATCAGTAAGCTACCAGAGCACATACAGCGCAAAATTCCACGTGATGTTGAACGTGATGAGAAAGGCAGACAAAGCTACTGGCCATTAAAAGAATCTTTACTTTCATTGCTGCAGCTGGAGAAAGGTGGGGAAGATAAAGACGGCGCCACAGTGTCACGCTATACGTTTGCAAGCCAATACATGCAAAACCCTAAAAAGCTGGGTGGTGATCTTGTTAAGGCTGAATGGTTCCCACGTTACCTAGATTTACCGGTTCTTAAATGGCGTGCGATTTGGGCAGATACGGCGCAAAAGACAAAAGAGCATAACGACTTCTCAGTGTTCTTATGTGCTGGTCTTGGCTATGACAATAATCTTTACATCATTGATGTGAAGCGTGGCAAATGGGAAGCACCAGAGCTATTGAAAGAAGCTAAAGCTTTTATCAATAAACACAAGGACAGTAACACAAAGATTGGCAAGCTTCGTTATATGGCCGTAGAGGATAAGGCGAGTGGTACCGGTTTAATTCAGTCCATATCTAAGCAGACCACTTTACCAATACGTGCGATTCAGCGAAGTACTGACAAGCTATCAAGGACTATGGACGTCATTCTTTATGTTGAAGAACGCCGTGTCTGGTTACCAGCTAATGCACCGTGGCTATTGAACTACATTGAAGAGATTGAAGGGCTCACTGCTGATTGGTCACATGACCATGACGACCAGTGGGACCCGACCATTGATGCAATTAATGATTCATTAGCCAAAAAGCCAACTGTATTTGATTAGAGGAAATTATGGCTGAAACTAAAAAGCCCGATGCAATTGGCGATGCAGGGGCGTACACAAACTTTGTCTCAAATATTGGTACCGAACGTGATAAAGCTTCACACGGTTCTTTCGTTAAGAAAGTAATTCCTGATGAGCAATTAGAAGCTGTGTATCAACACTGGTTAGCTAAGCGAATCGTCAACCGTCCAGCAAGTGACATGCTCCGAGCTGGTTGGTTTTTTGAAGGGATTCAGGATAACGATTTACTAAAGCTTAAAGAGGCGTGTAAGGCATTTAACTTAGATGGGGTGCTTTTATCTAGTTTGGTACTTTCTCGCTTATATGGTGTTTGCTATGTGCTTCTAGGGACTGTAGACGGCGGCAACTTAGATCAACCGTTCGATTTAAACAAGTTAGGCGTTGGTCGTTTAGAGTTTTTTACGGTACTCAAGAAAAAGCAGATTGAAGCCGATACTTCAAAGTACTTACCACCCAATGAAGCAGGCGGACTTTTAAAGCAACCTGAATTTTACAAGCTTAAGCTCGATGGAAAGTCTAACCAACGGATCCACCACACCCGCTTAATTAAATTTGGTCATGCAGATGTGGTCAATGAAGAGCCTGTAAGTGTCTTACAGGAAGTTTATGAGGATCTACTTGATCATGCTGCCGTAAAGAAAGCCACTGCTAGTCTGGTCCATGAATCAAAAATTGACGTGATTAGAACACCTAACTTGGTCGATAAGATCAAAGAGGATATGAAATCCGTAGCTGAACGTTTTCTTAGTGTCGGATTGCTTAAGGGCTTGAATGGCATGATCGTCTTGGATAAAGAGGAGGAGTATGACTCTAAATCTTATAGCTTTGGCGGTCTGCCTGACCTCATGCGTGAGTATTCGATTCAAACTGCTGGTGCAGCTGATATGCCATATACGATTTTATTTGGGCAATCACCTGCAGGCATGAACGCAACTGGTGAGCACGACACACGGAACTATTACGACAGTATCGCAACTAAGCAAATATGGTCCTTAAAGCCATTCATGATGAAGCTTTTAAGAGTAATTGTTCAAGCTACATTTGGTCGTCAGATTCCAAGTTTAGATGTTGTGTTTAACCCGTTATGGCAATTAGACGCTAAGGTGCGTTCTGAGGTTGAGAAAGCTAACGCTGAACGGGATTCCAAGTATTTAGAAATGGGCATCATTACCGAGCCACAGATAGCAAAACAGCTTGTTATTGACGGTGTTTATTCAGTGATCGATGAAGCTCATATCAAAGAGCTTGAGACAATGGTGAAGCTTAATGACAACGATAATTCAGATCCTGAAACCACACCTCCAGCAGGCGAAGAAACGTAAAAAAGGTCGTAAAGCTTCTAAGCCGAGGGCCGTGCACGTAAATCGCCGTGTAGAGCTTTATTACACGCGACAACTACTGGCTATTTCAAAATACTGTCAGGAACAAACAAAAGAATTGGTTATTCCTACAGTCGGCCAGAATATCGGTGATGCTTGGTTCTCAGACATGATGACGGCGTTTAGGGAAAAGCTCACAAAGTATGTTGTTGAGGTTTCGCGACCGTTAGCCACAAAGGTCGTGACTGACACCCAAAAGGAAGTGGACAAGCAAATTGCAGAGCACACCAAAACAATTATTGGTGTGGATTTAACGCCGTTTTATCGAGCTGCTGATATTCAGGATGAAGTAGATCTAAACATTACGGCCAATGTCAGTTTGATTAAGTCTATTCCGCAGCAATACGCCGATAAGCTTGAGGTATTAATCACCAATGCTTTGCAGACTGGGCAAACTAATGAAGAGTTAGCCAAAGCAATTAAGCAATTGGGTTTATCAACTGATTATCGTGCACGGCTTATTGCTAGTGATCAGATGGGCAAGATTAACGGCCAAATTAACCAAGCTAGACAGCTTTCAATGGGTGTTGAGACATACACATGGCAAACGGCCAAAGACGAGCGAGTGCGGCCAGATCACCAACATAAGCAGGGCAAAACATTTAGATGGGATTCTCCGCCAGATGGAGGGCATCCCGGTCAGCCTATTCGTTGTCGTTGCACGGCATTACCTAATTATGAGGATATCTTAATTGACTGATTCTAACGCTAGCGAGAAATGCTGGAGGTGTGGGAAGGACCACGGTCCAAGAAGACCCACTCCGCCGATTGTTTGTACACCCCCTTTAGTTAAAGTAGATGGAGTTGAAAGTTCTAAAAATTGACACCAGAGCAAATGAACCAGATCCGAGAACTCACTTTGAAAAAGGTTTTCTTGTCAGTTCTTTTAATTTCAATCCCCATTCTGCTTTGGAAATTAGATTCGATCATTATGGCTTTAAAAGCCTAATACCATTAATAAGGATTTATGGCCATGAAGCGTAAAAAGTTTAATAAAAAACGGTTTTATCGCCGTTTAGAAGCACAGGGATTAGTTAAAGGTGGGCTAGTAATTGGCGGTGACTTCACCCCGCCGTGGTTAATGTCCTGCTGTGATGGCTTCCCTAACTTGGCTAAGGCGGCGGGTAAGGCGGCTGAAAAGTTTCAAGAGGTGGTGGAAAGTATCAAAAAGTTAGATTTTCAGCCTCCAAATATTAAACCCCTTAAAACAAAAATTTTTATTGATGGTGTCGACTTGGGGGCAGGGAAAGATTTTTCGGTTACCTATTCAAGTACTTAATTTTTAAAATTGATAAAGCCACCTTCGGGTGGTTTTTTATTGAGCGCAATTTATGAAAACCATTTACCAACTCAAAATTGGTGACTTTGCGCCAAGCGAATCGACACGCTCATTTACCAAAGAGGGGTATCTGAAATGCGTCAATGTTCGTTTAGCTAAAGCGCCTCAAGTACGTCAGTACTATGCGTATGAGTTTCCTTCACTGGAAGGTTATACAGCAGATCAAATCATTAATGTCTACACGCCTGCAGAAGAGCTTTTCAAACCTGAGGCTATTCAAAGCTTCAATGGTGTAGACGCTACTGACTATCACCCGCCTAAAAATGAAATTAACGCTTCTAACTGGAAGGATTATCACATTGGCTATTGTGAGAACGTTCGACAGGAAGGCGATTATCTGGTGGGTGATTTGCTCATTAAAGACAAGATCAGTATTGATCTGATCCAAAGCAACGAGCGACTGGAAATGTCGCTTGGCTATGGAGCCTTATTAATCGTTGAGCAGGGTACGGCGCCAGATGGCACGCCGTATCAAGCCAAATTTATCAATTTTATTGGCAATCACGTAGCACTCGTTAAATATGGCCGTTGTGGTGGTGATTGCCGCATCGGAGACAAACAGCAAACTCCACCAAAGGGGAATAAAACAATGGAAGTAATTGTAAACGGTATCCGTTTTAACATCGGCGATAACACGCCTTTGGCCGATGCATTAAAGCAGCAACAAGAGCAGCTGGAAAACATGAAGGCTGCAAAACTTAAAGTTGGTGATAAGCAATTTTCTATCGGTGATGAGCTTGGAGCAATTCAAGCAGTCGTAGATCAGTTGCATGCCGAAAAAACTGCTCTTGAGCAAAAAGTAGGTGATCTGGAAAAGAACCAGATGACGCCTGAAAAACTTGAACAAGCTGCTGCCGAACGTGCTGCTGTTATTGCCGATGCTAAGGCATTGGTACCAACAGTTAAAACTGAAGGCTGTACATGTGAGCAAATCAAGCGTGATGTTATTGCTGCAAAAGCGGGCGATGCATTAGTAACTGCTTTGATGGGTAGCGTATCAGTAGGTGATGCAAAACCTGAGCAGATCGACACAACTTTCCGTGCACTCTGTGCTGTGAAGGGTACACATCCTTCTAATCCTGTTGGTGATGCTCTTCACCAGCAACAGCAAGTTAAAACTGGTGACGGTAAACCAGTAGATGGGGAGCCTAAATCAAACAACAAAAAAGAAGCTTGGAAACAAAGTTTCTAATTAACTGGAGAACTGCAAATGTCTTTAACCCCTCAAGCTATTCCGGGTATGCGTGCTCGCCTGCACATGCCCGAAGAAATTTTATCTTTGCCAGTTGCTGGTACTGGCGTAGTTAGTGACGGCGAAGTGGTGGTCCAATCTGCTGACGGGAAAACCGTAAGCGCAGTAACTGGGGCAACCAATACAAAGTTTGGTGTAGTGGTTTTTCAGCACGTGGGTAAATCTGGAAAAAATGCCTTAGGAAAAGAAGCCTATCAAGCTAAGGACTGTGCACCTGTAATGCAAATCGGTTCTATCTGGGTGAAGCCTTCAGCTCCAGTGATCGATATCAATGCGAAGGTTTATGTACGTACTTCGAACCCTACTGCCCAAGCGCCACTTGGTTCACTTTCTTCTTCAGCATTAGATTCTACGGAACTACCTAATGCCTCTTGGGAAACCATCACTGGTCCTGATGGATTAGCTATTCTTCGTTTACGTGGAGCATAATCAATGTCAAAACAATTAGAACAAATGAAAATCCGCCTATCAGCAGTTGCACATGGGGTGCAAATCGCTGTAGGGGATGCATTTAATTTAGATAACTTTGCCAAGTTATTATTAAAGCTTGAATCAATCGATGAAATGACACCGCAACTTGCTGAAGCCCAAGCTTATGCAAAGTACCTACCGATTGAAGGATTGGAAGGTGCAGTTATAGGTTCGGCTAGTGTCTTGCAACGTAAGAGAGGCGTAGGACGTGGTAAGCGCTTCTCAGGTCAAGGCAATGATGTGCCATTAGCAGAAGTTGTTTACGATGAAGTAAAACTCACTGTACAGCCTGGTGTTATTGGTTATGAAATCAGTATTTTTGATGCTGCAGCAGCTTTAAAAGCAGGTATCCAGCTAACCACTGACAAAGTTGCAGCAGCTCGATTGGCCTATGAAAATCACATGAGTGATGTCGCTTGGTTTGGTGAGCCAGAAACTGGTTTGCTAGGCTTCTATAATCAAACAGGTGTTGAGGTGATTACTTCTACGGTAGATTATACGACTGCTACAGTAGAGGTCATTCTTGCCGATATCAATAAGGCAATTAAAGGTGCTTCTAATGCTTCTAAGTTTGATGGAAGTATTCAACCAGATACTTTTGTGATGCCTGAGAATAAGTTTACTATTCTCGCTAGCCGTATCGTTCCGGATTCAGCGGGTAAAACCTTCCTTGAGTACATTAAGGAAAAGAACACCTTTGCAATGCAAGGTAAAACACTGACATTCACTTCTGAAAGTATGCTTGAAGGTAAAGGTGAAGGTGGTACTGACCGCAGTATTATTTACCGCCGTGATCCGAGCTGTATTACTTTCCGTTGTAATGAACTGGAATTCTTGGCAGCTCAACCTATCAATTATGTGATGCGTACACCGGGACACTATATGTATGAAGGTGTCTATTTAAAACGTGTCGATTCTCTCCGCTACTACGATGTTGAATAAGGATAACTAAACATGCCAAAAATTACTTACAGCGGCTCTCAGGCCGCTTTTTCTTTTGATGGAATTCAAGTCGGTCAGGGCCAAACCGTGCAAGTTAGTGCCTCGGATCTTACACGTATTTCCAAAGGTAAAGCCTTTAAATCACTCGTTGAAAAAGGTGAGCTCGAAGTTCTGGAAACCCCAGATGAAGAGCCTAAATCAACGGGTAAAACTGGTGGCCGTGGTGGTAAAGGCGGCAAGCAAAACGATGCAGCAGGTGATGATGCAAAAGCTGCAGAAGAAGCTGCTTTGGCCGCCGTGAAAGCTGAATTAACAGAGCTTGAAGTAACGTTCAGTGACGATGAAACACTTGAGCAGTTAAAAGCTAAGTTAGCTCAGGCTAAGGAATAAGGTGGACCTATGGACGTACAAACGTTTCGTGAAAAGTTCTCGACTGATTCGAGTTTAATGTCTTTGCCAGATGCAAGAATTCAGGATGCATTAGAAGAAGCGGATCTGATTGTTTCTCAAATTGAGTTCGGGGCATTAAAGGAACGTGCTGTAGGTCTATATGCAGCACATATTCTTAAAGTCGGAACCATTAGCGGCAATGGCGCTGCTTTTGGTACTGCCTCAAGCATGACAATTGCTGGCCAAAGTGTGAGTTATTCACGATCATCGAAAGAAGCTTTCTATGATCTAAGCATGTATGGCCAACGCTATCTTGCGTTAAAAAATTCAATTCCAATTGATGATGAAGGCACTAACCCTAACCGTTTAGGCGTTGGTGTTTTTGTTGTATAGGAGAATCACATGCCTTTTAAGTATCAGGCACCAGAAGGTTACAAGCCAACCAAACTCGTTATTGCTGGGCAAAACCTAGATATCAAAAACGGCGTTTTGGATTCGGATAATGACATTATCCATATTTTAAAGCCCTTAGGTTTTGAGCGTTATGTTGAAGTTGTTGAGCCAAAGAAAACGGCAGCATCTGCTAAAGAGTAATTAAGTTATGAGCGATTATCGTGTTGATGCTCAGGTCAATTTTGATGAGATGAATAATCGCGTTAGGTTTGAAATAAGACGCACGGTTAACGCTCTTACTTTGCGCTTACAGCGGATTGTTCAGGAAGACATGTTAAGTGGCCAACGACTAAAAGTTCAGTCAGGCCGCTTACGTGGATCCGTTTCATCAAAGGTGGATGAGGATAAGGATTCCATTGAGGGAACCGTGGGAGCTGGCGGTGCTTTGGTGCCTTATGCACCTGCACATGAGTTTGGTCTAAATGGTGCTTTGGGTGTTAAAGCACACCTAAGGACAATTAAACAGGCGTTTGGCCGACCTATTTCACCTGTTCAGGTCAATATTAAGGCCCATTCTAGGAATGTTCGGTTTAGAGAATTGCGGTTCATGCGTGATTCACTGGATATCGTGGCCAAGATTGTGCCGAAAAATATTGATGCTGCAATTCAGCGAGGTATAGCAGGTGGATAGTGAAGCAATTTATCAAGCGCTGTTTGATCGGTTAAGTACAAGGGTAGAAGGGCTCAAAACAGTAAGTCGCCGTTTACGTCACTTTAATAATGTATTGCCTGATGAACGGCCTGCCATATTTATCACTCAAGGCAATCAGCAAGAAGTACCGGTACATGGTATGGATTCAAAAGTTGAACTTGCTGCTGAAGTTTATATCTACATCCATGAGGCTGATAGAGCTAAGCCCCCATCATCACAGATGAATATTTTCATCGATCGTGTACGTGAAGCTATTAAGCCTGACCATCCAGATTTAAATGAATGTCAAACCTTAGGAGGTTTGGTAGAGCATTGCTGGATCGAAGGCACAATAGAAGTGTATGAAGCAGTAGAAAACATGCTGGATGATCAGGCGATTGCCATTATTCCTATCCGGATCCTCACAACCAATTAACAAAATATTCATTTTATGACCGCCTCTATGGCGGTTTTGTCATTTTAGAGAGGTCAAAATAAATGGCTCAATATTTATTTGGTGCCGGCAAGATCTTTGCTACACCGATTCAAGATGTATACGGGCAACCGATTATTAATCCCACACCAGTAGAAGTGGGGGTGATGCAATCCGTTGGTGTGGATATTAGCTATGACTTAAAAGAGCTTTTCGGTCGTGGTCAATTCGCCGTTGATGCAGCACGCGGTAAAGGTACCATTAAATGTAAAGCTTCATTCGGGCGTATTAACGGTACTTTGTTAAATTCCATTTTTTTCGGTGGCGTTGTAGCTGAGGGTGGAATCGAAACCGTTTCCCAAACTATTAATGGTGAAGTTATTCCGGCTGGTGGTTCAGTTACTCCGGTTGTTCCTAACAGTGGTACGTTCGTAAAGGATCTAGGCGTAACAGATGCGAAAGCAATCCCGCTTAAACGTGTAGCTTCGGCGCCAGCAACTGGACAATACAGCGTGGATGCAGCAACTGGTGCTTATACATTTGCTGCTGCAGATGTGGGTAAAACGGTATTTATTAACTTCCGTTATTCAGCAATGGTAGCGGGTGCTAAGTCAATCACTGTATCTAACCTAGATATGGGTTATACGCCAGAGTTTGCCGTTGACCTTCAACGTGACTACAAAGGTAAGTTCATGCACATGAATTTCTTCCGTTGTACCAGTAACAAACTTGGATTCAGTTCAAAACAGGACGATTACGATATTCCTGAGTTTGAATTCCAGCCTATGGCTGATGACCTTAACCGTGTTTTCAAAATCGATTTATCGGAGTAATGCCAGATGCAATTTAAGCAAGTTGATAACCCGCGTGGTAATAGTAAAGAGATTGCTGGTCGGTCTTGGATTTTTGCTCCGGCTCCATTGGGTACGCTTGAGCGATTTGAAGAACAATTGAAATCAAATAATGTTCCCGTTTCAGTAATTATTGATATGGCCCATGTTTGTCTTAAGCGAAATTACCCGGATATTACCCGCGAATACGTTGCTGACGAAATTGTAGATATGGCCAACATGGAAGAAGTTTTAGCCCTAGTAACTAAAACATCTGGCTTGGAATATACAGGTTCACCAAAACCAGCAGGTGAATCTTCGGGGGAATAAACTGGGAGGAGCTGTACACGCATTTAGTGCTGACAATGGGTAAAGATTACGACTATGTACGTAATGAAATGGATCTACCTAGATTAAGAGCATTAAGTGCGTATCAGCAAAGTAACCCTCCCGCACATGTTGGGATACAACGGCTTTGCCGTATTTTGGAAGCATTTATGGGTATTGATGAAACGCCGCCAGCTATTACCGTTTCAGATGATGACGAGGATGATATGTTGGAAGTTTTGTCGAATTTTCCGCAGGGTGGTTAAGGCTGCCCTGTTTGCATTATTTGTAAGCGTTGGTTAAAGTTTGTTAATTAAACTTTATAAGGATAAATCAATGGCTTTAACAAATTGTAAAGAGTGTGGGGCACAAGTTAGTACTCAAGCTAAAAATTGTCCAAGTTGTGGAGCAAAAGTTAAAAAACGCTCCTTATTAAAATGGATCTTTCTAGGATTTGTTATTCTATTTATTATTGGCATTATTGCTGGTGGTGGAGAGGGATCTTCTTCATCAAGTAGCACTAGAGAATTGTCACCTAAAGAAGATGCATTAAAAAATACTGTACTTGATTATGACTGGTCAAAAGGTGGTTTTGATAGTGTCATGTTGGTTGATTTTAAAATCAAAAATAATAGTAAATATGACATTAAAGATATCACTGTAGAGTGTGAGCACTATTCTAATAGTAAAACAAAGATCGACAGCAATAGCCGAGTAATTTATGAGATTGTTAAAGCTGGTGAAACTAAAACAGTCAAACAATTTAATATGGGATTTATACATTCCCAAGCTGCATCGTCAGGTTGTGGAATAACTGACTTAGTTGTAATTCAATAAATATTCTTTAGAAAATAACCCCGTTCACACGGGGTTTTTTATTTTTCAAATTTACCTTGCATCGGCAAGGTTTTTTTATGCCTATGAGGTGTGTATGGCAAATAATAACCGTGTCGAGGTGCATGTTGGTGCTAAAACTTCCGAGTTAAAGGAAGGTATGCAAGATGCAGAAAAAATTGTTTCAGATTCCGCCAAGCAAATTGAAAATTCTACAAAAGGGGTGAAATTTAAGTTTGACCTCTCAAATATCAAAAGACAGTTTGATGATGTTTCTAAGTCTATTTCGGAAGGTTTTAGTAATCAAATTAGTGAAGCACTTGGCGGTTCAAGAATAGGTTCAGCTTTTGATGGTATTACTTCCAAATTAGGAGCTCTGCGTGGTGGTGCACTTGTTGCAGCTGGAGCAGTTGCGGGTTTAGCAGTAGGAGGTACTGTAGCAGCTACTGCTGGGTTGGCAACATTGGCAATTGAAGTGGCTAATAACAATGTTGAACTTGCGAGATTCTCCGCCTTAGCAAATACCTCGATACAGTCATTTCAGGGATTATCAGGCGCGGCACAAACCTTAGGTTTTTCTCAAGAAAAACTCTCAGACATGATGAAAGACTTCAACGAAAAGATCGGTGAGTTTGCATCAGTAGGTTCTGGTGGGGCTAAAGACTTTTTTGAGCAAATCGCCGTTAAAACGGAGTCTGGCGCTGAGGGTGCTAAAAAACTCGCTGAAGAAATGTCCAAGATGGATGGTGTAGAAGCTTTACAGACTTATGTAGATAAGTTAGAAGAAGCTGGAGTTAACCAGCAACAAATGTCGTTCTATCTTGAAAGTATGGGCTCAGATCTCACTGGCTTAATTCCGATTTTGCAAGATGGCGGTAAGCTCTGGAAAGAATACCAGTCTGCTATGGAAGAAGCGGGGATTATTACTGGTGAAGAGGCAATTCAAAAATCCATTGAATTAAAGGCTCAAACTGAAGTACTTCAAATGCAGTACACCGGCTTAAAAAATCAATTGGCTCAAGCAGTGATGCCTGCTTTAAGCGGTGTAATTAGTCATTTTATGAATGGCACCACAAAAGGTGGAGCATTTACCGGAGTTATCCAAACATTAGGCTCAGTTGCCAAGGGCGTGGCAGTCGTTATTATTGGGCTTGGAGCTGGATTACAAAATCTTGTGCGATTAATGTCTGGTGTTATGAGTAACCTAAGGACTATTGGAAGTACCGCCGTAAACTTTGTAAATGCGGATGGGATTCTGGCTAAAGGTAAAGCTCTGGCGGGTGGCGTTAAGGCAATCTGGACTGAAACCAAAGATACTGTGGTTGATATTGCTGGCAATACTAAAGCTGCGATAAATTCAGCTTCTAATATCTTTAGTGGAACACCTTCTTTTGATCGTTTAACTCAGGCAAAGATTGACATACAGAATGCACAATTAGGTGCTAGAGGTGGCAGTAAAGGGGTTACTTCTGGTATCGGACAAAATAAGGCACTCAATCCTGATGGTGGTAAATCAGATAAGGCAAAGCAGGGTAAGTCCGATGCTGTACGACAAGCTGAACAAGCAGCTAAAGCACTTGCCGATATTCGGTATAAATATGCATCCGAAGAAAAGAAAGTCGCTTTAGATCTGCAAAAGGCATTAGATGAGATTGAAAAATCCAAAATGACTGCAGATGAAAAAGCTGCTGCGAAAGTCAAAGCCGAGAAGGATGCATCCGACAAGATTATTGCTATTCGTTTAAAAGAGTTTGAGGAATACAAAAAAGCTCGTGAAGAACAGATAGACAATTATCAACAGCAAGCACAACGCCTATATGAAATTGAAGCAGCGCGAATTCAGGCAGAGTTTGACGCCAAGAAAATTTCAAATGTCCGTAAAGTCCAGTTGGAAAAACAACTAGAAGATCAGTTACGTGAAATTAAACGGCAAGGTCTTTTAGAGCGTTTAGCACTTGAGAACGAGCAAACCGGTATTACGGGTAAGCAGGGCAATCAAAACCAAATCACAAACAACATTTCTGATTTAGAGACAGATCAGAAAGTTGCTGACACTAAGTCTATGGGCTTAATCAGTGATGCGGAAATGAAAGACTTTGAGGCTAAGTTCGGTGGGTTTACTTCTCGTCTTTCTAACCTATGGGATCAGGGCATTCAGTCACTTATGAATGGCACACTGACTTGGAGTAATGCAACTAAAGCAGTACTAGCTGACATGGGGCAATTTGCCTTGCAAACAGCAACAAAGGAGCTACAAGGCTGGTTAAGAATCCAAGCGATTAAGTTGGCCCGTAAGCTTGGCTTCGTTGGTGCTGAAACGGCGGCAGAAGCTTCTGGCCAAGCTGCTCAAACAGGGGCAACCATTGCAGGTGAAGCAACACGTACCAGCGTTACTGCAGCAGGTGGTTTAGCACGTTTAGGCTTAAAAGCAGCTGAAGCGATCAAAGGCATCATGATGTCTGCATGGGAAGCAATGGCCGGAGCTTTTAAAGCCATGGTTGCAATTCCGTATGTCGGTCCAATTTTAGCCGTTGGTGCTGGTGCGGCTGCTTTTGGTTTGGTTGCTGGTCTTGCGGGCAAGATTAAATCTGCTCGAGGCGGTTACGACATTCCATCCGGTGTGAATCCAGTTACCCAGCTTCATGAAGATGAAATGGTTCTACCTTCACAACACGCGAATACAATCCGTGAAATGGGTAAAGCCTTGCGTAATGGGGCAAGTTTTGGAGCAGCTGCTGCCGCTGAAGGTGGTGGTGCTGGAGCAACCATTAATATTAGTGCAATTGATGCCAAGAGTATTCAGCGTCTCTTGAAGAGCAATGGCCGTGCAGTTGCTAGTGGTTTGCAAAGTTATGCCCGTGGATTCGGTAAGAATGGCAAATAAGGAGGAGTAAGTGTCAAACGTATTATTTCCAGAATTACCCGGTCTTGAATGGGATACCTCAATAACCCCCATGTTCAATACCAAGATCATGACTTCAATTAATGGCCGAGAGCTCCGTGCGAGCTTTCAGGCCTCACCAAAATATGAAATTTCGTTGTCTTACGCATTTTTGCGTGAAAATAAGGGGAGAAAGGAATTGCAGCAACTACAAGGGTTTTATTTAGAGCGCCGAGGTGCTTTTGATTCCTTCCTCTTCAAAATGCCTGAGGATAATGAGTTTAAATGCACTTTTATTAGTGATGGGACTACTAAGACCTTCCAGTTATACAAGGAAATGTATACAGATAAGATGCCCTTAGTGAATACACAGGGGAAAATTTTTGGGAGTGGTGAAGTAGATCCTAATATGTGGAATCAGACTACATCTAAAACCATGTGGAATCCAAATCAGGAAAAGCTGATGTGGAATACCTTAACCGCTCAAATTACTTCAGATGGGAAATATATCATTTCTCAACCATTTGAAGAGGGTCAAGAGATAACCATTACTGGGACTTTTTATTATCGTTGTCGTTTTAAAGATGACACACAAGAATATGTCAATTTTATGCACAAGCTTTGGAAAGCTGGAAAAGTTGATTTGATTGGTACATTAGGGAACAAGATATGAGACAAGCCTCTCCAAAACTTATAGCCTTATTAGATGCTGATCAGTTCATCATGGCCGATCTTTATACCATTACGACTATACAAGGCATTGAGTATTGCTATACAAGCTATGACGTCAATTTAATGGTGCATGGTAAAGAGTTCCGAGCCGATGGACCAATCATTAGCCGGGAAGGAACTAGCCTTTCTTTAGGGATTGAAGTAGACAACTTATCTATCACTATTGAGACTACTGAAAATACCAAGTTTGGCGATGTGCCTGTAGCTCAAGCTTTCCATAATGGGATCCTTGATGGAGCTCGGTTTAAGCTTGAACGTATTTTCATGGATATGAATACACCAACTGATACTAGTGCTGGCACATTGGTCTTATTTGAAGGGCGTATTGTTGAGCCTGAGCTCAATCGATATGAAATTAACGCAAGTGTGGTTTCTGATGTTGATAATTTAAAGCTTCAAATGCCACGGAATCTCTATACACCAGGTTGCTTAAACACTCTGTTTGATAGTGCATGCGGATTATTAAGCGCTGATTTTGCTGTAAATACATCAATTGGTACCAATAGTACGCCTAACCGCATACTTTGCGATTTAAGCCAGCCACAAGGCTGGTTTACTCAAGGTGTTGTGGAGTTCTTAGAAGGTGAAAATATCGGAATTAAACGAACCGTACGCTTGCATGAAGCTGGTTCGCTCATCCTTACTTTGCCTCTATTAAAAATGCCAAAGATAGGCGAGGCGATTCGTGTTTATCCCGGTTGCGACAAACGATTAGAAACTTGTGAAAATCGCTTCAATAATCGTGCGAGATTCCGAGGTGCACCATTCGTACCAATTCCTGAAACTTCAATTTAGAAAAAGCTCTGCGTTTGTCAGAGCTTTTTTATTTTTATGGTGAGAAAAATGTCTTTAACACTACCACTACCAAGCAAAGAACAATTCACTGGTCCAAGAGTTACTGAGCAAGGTTTTAAGACTGCACAAAATCAATTGGTTGATTATATTGCTGCATTGATTCCATACATTAATTCATTGGTCATAAATGCTAATGAAGACGCTCTAAACAATATCCTTAAAGATGCGATAGATGCAGCAGCAGCTGCCGGAGCCGGTGCTAATGGTTGGACTGACTTATTAATTAAGACAGAGGATGGATCAACACAACGGGATATTAATGAAAGATCATTAAAAAATGGGGAATATGCGCCGTTATTGGGTTCCCCTGTAAAACTAAAACTTAATCCGCTGATGGCCAGTTTTTTATACGGTATCAGTGATCCCACACATAAAGATGATAATTTAAACATCTTCCGAGGTTTAAATAATCCTGATGCTTGGCATGACTCCAATATTGCTATCGGTGGATTTGCGGTAGGAAGAAATAATGTACCTTTTGCTTATCTTGGAAATGCCTTCGGTCATGATTGTATTGCATACGGAGTTGCATCTTTAGTAGGTGGAGCTGGGTCATGTACTGGTAATCCAGATGACCCTAACGAATCTACTGGAAAATATGGGTATTGTGGATTTGTTTGGGGTAAGGACTCACAAGGACCGGGGCGAATCAGTAATGCGATGGGTGAAAGATGTATTTCAGGTAGTAGGTATTCTTCAACAGATGGTTATAGATCAATCACAGGTGGAACACAGCCCTCACATCCTGATTATGACTTATATGGTGATGATGGTGCTGAGGGAGCAGCTTCACGAGCACATGGCTATAGAGCAGAGGCATACGGAAATTTTGCTTTTTCTTATGGTTCATTTCTACGTGCTTACAATGGTTCTCAAGTTATCGGTAAGGGAATTAATGAAGGTTCACCCCTTGAGATAAGTAAAAGAGGGTTGGGACTTGGTTATAACGTTGATGTTCCAACAATATTTTGTCAAGAAGGTCCTGGCGAAAATGGGGCGCATGCGTGGGTTGGTTTCAATACCGCCGAGCCGCTGACTAAATATGATTTTCGTTTAGGCAAATCAGACACGGTAATTCATCATATTGAGGCAGAGGGAAACCCAGATGTTTTAACTGCTAATGAGATCAAAGGTATGTTGGGTGACGGTAGTTATGCGAGTCTATATAACGTTATTGTGACACATCCAAATGCTGGTCAACCTTATGCTACGGTTATATATCGTATTAATGGCACTGAATTCCTAAGAATTGATCCAACAAGGCGGGCTAAATTCAATGGCGCTATTGAGACTTCATCTGGCTTGTATGTTGAGGGTAATCGAATTATTGGTGGTCAATTGGCAGCTTTAGCAGATTTACCGGCAAATGCAAGTCTTTCCGATGTCATTAATAAGGTTAATCAAATGCTAGCCGGTGAACGTGCTCATGGATTAAGAGCGAAACCATAATGCCTAAATTAAAACAAAAGCAAATTATTGCTGAGGCTATGACTTGGCTCGGTACCCCTTATCACCACCAAGGTCGTGTAAAGGGTGTTGGTGTTGACTGTGGTACTTTGATCTGTGAAGTCTATGAGAAAGTAGGCTTGATGGATCATTTGGATCCACGACCATATCCACCTGACTGGCACATGCACCAGATGGGACAACGTTATTTAGAGCTCATTTTAGGTGTATGTGATCCGGTCGAAGGCCCTCCACAACCGGGTGATATTGTTTTATATCATTTTGGCAAGTGCATCAGTCATGGTGCAATTGTCATCGAGTGGCCACAGGTCATTCACAGTTATATCCATCAGGGAGTCATTATTCAGGATGGAACCAAAGGAAGTTTAGCCCGCCGGATAGCGGGCTTTTTTCGTATGAAGAGGCTTAAATAAATGGGTGGATTATTTGGTGGTACTACTATTAGTACAACGGATACCCGTATTAACTCTATGCGGATCCAGCAGTCAGCTTATGGGCTTTGCCAACCATTGGTTTATGGCAAAACCCGTGTTGCGGCTAATATGTTTTGGTATGGAGATTTTACCGCTACTCCTCATACAACAGTTCAAAAGTCTGGTGGTAAGGGTGGGGGTACTAAAACCAGTAATACCACCTTTAGTTACAGCGCCTCTCTCATGCTTGGTTTATGTGAAAACCAAATTAAAAAGATTGGCCTGATTTGGGTAGACAAAGAGCAATATGTACCTAAACAAGAGGGATCTATTAGTTTAGATCCCATCGACCAGTTAAAGTTCGAATTATTTGATGGTAATAATAACCCGCCGTGGGGCTGGTTAGTCTCAAAGCATCCAGAACAGGCAATTAACTATCCGTATCTAGGATATGTGGCGTGTGCTAATTATGAGATGGGTAATAGCGCCAGTCTTTCCAATCATAATTTTGAAGTGATCAGTACTATTACACTATCTGAAACGATAGATGATGCTAATCCTGCTGATGTTATTGAAGATTTCATCACTCATCCACGTCATGGTGCGGCTCCAAATCTTAATATTGCAGATCTTGAAGAATTTAGGACTTATTGCCGAGCTGCCAATCTATTAATTAGTCCAGCTTTCACAGAACAACGACCAGCTTATGAAACTATCAATGAGATAGTCGAAGCAGTAAATTGTGCTGTGGTACCAAGTCCTGATGGATTAAAAGTTAGATCTTTTGGTGATTCTGCAATTACAGGTAACGGCGTTACTTTTACTCCGGATCTTACACCGGTTTACCACTTAACTGATGATGACTTTATTGGCGATGATGAGCCAGTGCGTGTGCGCCGTAGCCGTGACACAGATGCCTATAATCATGTGCAGATTGAATACATTAATCGCTATAACCAGTACAACACTGAAACTACAGAAGCCAAAGATCAAGCAAATATTGAAATGTTTGGTTTGCGTACTGAGGATCCTGTGGAATGCCATTATTTCTGTGAGCCAAAAATAGCCCGTCATGCAGCACAACTTCGCTTACAACGATTACTTTATGTGCGTAATGAATATGAATTTACCTTAGGTTGGAAGTACTGCCGGCTAGAGCCAATGGATATCGTTACCATTACAGATGAAGCTTTAGGCTTAAATCATTTCTCTGTCCGTATTACACGTATTGAGGAAGATGAATTCGGGGAATTAACCATTACAGCTGAAGAACTAGCTGTAGGTTCAAGATCTGCCATTGAATATGATTCTCAAGCGTCAAATGGTTATCAGGGGGGTAATGAAGAGCCTGGTAATGTAAATGCACCATCTATTTTTGAGCCTCCGCTGGATCTTACAGATGGCAAGAATCAAATATGGATAGCTGTCTCAGGTGAGGTTAATTGGGGTGGCTGTAATGTATGGGCTAGCCTTGATAATACGACCTATGAAATGATTGGTACGGTTTATGGATCTGCACGTTATGGACAACTTGTTGCCGCGATTGATGCAGATGATACGGCATTACAGGTTGAGCTAAATACGGTAAGCCAGATTTTCAGCGGAACATTGGAAGATGCTCAGGCAGACCAAACACTTTGCAAAGTAGGGGATGAGTATTTTAATTATCAAGTAGCCACCTTAAACGGTTCGGGTTTATATACCTTAAGTGAGGTTCTACGTGGACGTTTTGATGATTCACAAAACCATAAGGCAGGTGAGCCATTTGTTCGTTTGGATAAAGCTATATTCAAATATCCATACAATGAAGGTTTAGTAGAAAAACAGATCTTTTTAAAGTTCACTAGCTTTAATGGTTTGGAACGTAAAGAGCAAACCTTGGATGAAGTAACAGCTTATAGCTATACCTTATCTGGTGGACGTCCTGCAGGCGTTAAAGGCTTATCGCTTCAGTCCCCATTTGTTGGTTCAACTTTCAAGGTTCAATGGCAAAGCTCTACCGGTGCCGACGGCTACCTTGTACAAGTCTGGTCCAATGGTGCCAAAATTCGTGAAGTCAGTACGACCAATACCGATTACAGCTATTCGATTGAAGAAGCTAAGCAGGACGGGATAGGCCGCGCTTACACAATTCGGGTAGCTAGCAAGAGTGGTGACCAAGTCAGTACTTTTGCGGAATTAAGTATTAGTAACCCGGTTCCACCAGTACTTCTCAATGTGTACACAGCAGCAAATGTAGATTCTATTACAGTGAATTGGGCGCCTAGTGAAGTACCTGACCTTAAAGATTATGCTGTATGGCTAAGTCCAACGCCTAATTTTGATCCAGCTAAAATGCCGCCGTCATGGTCTGGTACAGATTTAACAACTACCTTAGCAGGACTACAACCAACTACCCGATATTACATTCGTGTTGCTGCACGTGATGTATGGGAAAACACGGTCTGGAACTATACAAATCAGATTACTCAAAGTACTTCTGAAACTTAATTTAAATGATTTTTCTTAGCACCCCAACGGGTGCTTTTTTATTGCCTATGATCTGGAGTAAAAGGCATGGAACCAGTTTCAACTAGCGGTTTAACAGCATTATTAAAATTTTATGGAGCAGCAATTATGGTGACCTTAGCGGTCGCCTTAGTTGCAGCAGTTGTATTGATGACACGTATGCCTCGCTCACCACAAGAATGGGCGGTTGGTCTGATTTGTACGGTTGTATCAAGTTTGGCGGGCGGTTCATTTATTATTGTGAAGTGGGGCCTACATGAGTGGATTACAGATATTTGGGGAATGATTGCACTTGGTGGATTCTTCTTTGTTTGTGGTTTACCCGGTTGGGCTTTAGTCCGCTGGATTTTTAACTTCATTAATAAACAGGAAGGTAAGACGATTATTGAAGTACTTAAAGAAGTTAAGAAAGCCAAAAACGATATTACGAACAGTTAATGCCGCCTTCGGGCGGTTTTTTATTACCTAAGGAAAAGTGAAATGAATATCGAGCAATATCTTGAAGAATTAATTAAGCGTGAAGGAGGCTATGTTAATAACCCAGCTGATCGAGGAGGTGCAACTAAATACGGTATTACTGAGGCAGTTGCCCGAACAAATGGGTTTAAAGGCAATATGAAGGATTTACCGCTTGAAGTCGCTAAGTCTATTTATAGGAAACAATACTGGATAGAGCCACGTTTTGATCAGATAAATACACTTAGTTCAGCTGTGGCAGAAGAGCTTTTAGATACAGGGGTAAATTGCGGTACAGGATTTGCAAAACCACTTTTACAACGGGCTTTGAACTTACTAAACAACCAAGGTAAAGCCGGATATGAAGATTTAAAGGTCGATGGCGTTTATGGATCTAACACTTTAGGGGCTCTCAAAACATACTTGGTCAAACGCGGGAAAGAAGGTGAGAAAGTCCTCGTGCGAGTTCTTAATATCATGCAAGGCCAGCGATATATCGATATTTGTGAGCGTAATCCTAAGCAAGAGCAATTCTTCTATGGCTGGATTGCTAACCGCATTTCACTATAATTTTATTAATCTTTCTAGGAATTCTCTTATCATGTTATTGAGATCAAATGTAAATCTGAATTAAAAATGGCCCATATTTAATGGGCCACATATATTTTAAAGGTTTATTTTATCTCTTAAGAAATCACAACTATTTACATAATGGCGCCAAAACGCTGAAAATGGATAGTTAGGCTTAACCATATTGTTTATTTTCTCAATTAATTGTTTATTTTCAAATTCAGTATTTTTATCATAATTCTTCTTCAACTTTAACCGTAAATAAGCCAAGTCATTGTAACTATCCAGAATCTTTTCTATCAAATTATGATGTGCTATGGCTTGTGTCCCGCTATTTTTATTGTTGTAGCATTGATCCAATAAAATAGCTGTTTTATTTGCAAGTTCAAATAATGGTGAGCTTGAATCAATTCTATTTGTTACTTTAACTCTTCCAGAAGGTACACTTGGAGCTTCCAGAGCTATAGCTACATCTACATTGTGAGAATCATTGCAACAATCTAATAAGTCTTCATATCTTGAACCTTTAATAGAGTTACAATGTGAACATGCATAATAAAGATTATTCCAATCTAATTTTAAATTGCTGTCTTTTCCTTTATGAGGACGAAAATGTTCAATATTCAGATTTCCAAAATCAGTTTGTTCACATAAATAGCATTTAGAGAAAAAATCTTTTCTCAATTGTTCAACTAAAATAGGATCGTTGTAATTTTTACCACTCCAAGTTTTAGGTTGTTCGGAGCGAATAACTTTAAACATACAAATCTCCCAGTTCTTCATTATCTAGGAGGTGATTCATTGCTCTAAAAAAAATAGATCTAGATTCGGTATCTAATTTGCTTTCATAATTTAATAAGTTTTTCACAACTTCTCGCAATTTAATGAAGTTTTGTGAGTCATTCTCTAATATGTCAACAATACTACTTATGTCCTTATTTAAACTTTCGGATTTTCCATCACTATGAAAAAGCTCTGATATGATTGAATCAAATGAGTACTTACTTAAATCACCTTCATATAGTTCATTTGTGGAAATATCATAAATTAAAGTATCAGTACAAGAAGAAGTTACAACGAAAGGTGAATGGGTACTGACAATAAATTGAATTTCAGGAAACAGTGAAGTAAAGAAAGGTAAAATTTTTCTTTGTAATGAGATATGTAGATGTGCATCTATTTCATCAATTAAAACTATTCCTTCTAATTCCTCAGGAGAAATGTCATAAAACTCTGTTCGTACAATTAAATCAGCAAAAATATCAAATATCGCTTGATAGCCTGAAGATAAACTTTGGAAATCAAATATTTTTTCTCCCTGCTTAATTTTATACTTAAGTGTTTCATCATTAAAATCTAGCTCAACAGAATCATCTTCAAATAATATTTTTAAATTATCATTAAATTTATTTAACCAACTATCTAATTTGCTTAATTGATCTTTATTATCCTTCTCAAATGCAAAAGCTCTATGAGTTCTTATATTAACTAAATGTTGTTCTAATTTTGAGCCAAGATTTTCATTTTTATTATTTCTAGCAGTAGATTTTTCCATCAAAATTGAGGTTGTACTATTTACATGTGCAATTGTAGATGTTCTTGATGCATTAAATAACTTATATGTTGATTTGAATTCTTTATATTTATCATGTAATTGAGTTAATTCATCTTGATTAATTTCTAGATCGAGATCACATTCTAAATATTTAAGTTCATTCTTTAAATAATTAAAACTAGAAAACAGAGAGGCATATGCCTCAGTCTGAACGTTCATCTGAGCTAGACGTCCCTCGAGTGATGCTATTTCAGTTTTTAATGAAAATATTCTATGCTGGTTATTTGAAAATATTTTTGTAATATTAGAATGTAAATGCTGTAAAAAGCTTGTTTTACCACTCCCGTTTTTCCCTGTAATAATTAAATTTTTCTTATTAATTGCTATATCAACATGTAGCAAATTAGAAGGAGGTATAGCACCTTTTATATGTTTTAAGTATTTCATTTCTCGGATATCTTGAAAAAATATTATATTAAATGAAATTAATTATTTTTCAAAGATTGTAAGACTTTTCAAGTCTTGTTTTTTTAAACTTTCTAACATTCTATTTATTATTCATTCTATGATTTTTACATTAGTTTTTCTTTGAGGATACCTAATTTTGCTATTTGGAATTGAGTCATTATTTTCTCTTATATTTTTAAGAAGTCGTTAATCGAAAATAATTAATAACTCATCCCATCTAAACGGATTTCTACTCAACTTATCACGCGACATTGACCAATTACGACCAGGTACAAAGCATGGTCCGACCCCAATCTTTTTCTTTCCAAACTTACTATGGATACCATCCATAGCTTTCATCAAACATTCCTTTTTCTCTATGTGCTCAAAGTCGGTTAAAAGGTCATAAGTATGGCCAGACTTGGGCTCAAGACCTGTCAACACAACACCGCACTTTTTATATTTAATTCCTTCCTTGTAGATATCATTCACCATCCTTGTTGCTGCTCTAACAAAATCTACTGCGCAGTCAGTCGGTTCTGAAAAAGAGCCTGTAATAGATTTATTGTAAAATGGTACGTTAGGATCAAATGGATTTGACTGTACGAAAGCAATCATGCATCCGCATAAAAGCTTTTCATCACGTAGCCTTTTACACGCATCTTGAGCATACATTGAGATAGCTTCTTTTAGATCCGTTAGTTCAGTTACGCGACCACCGAAAGACCGGCTTGCAACAATTTGCTTCTTTGAGGGCGGGGTGTGCTCGATCTCAATGCATGAGATGCCCTGTAATTCGTAAATAGTGCGAGCCATAACAATCGAGAATTTCTTCTGCATTTCGCGCGGCTCAGCACAAGCTAGGTCAAGGACTGTATTGATTCCCATACCTTGCAATTTTTTTGAGTGCTTACGGCCAACGCCCCAAACTTCAGATACTTCAATTAATGAGAAATAATATTCTTTATTGCACGGATCCATATTAACGAGATCGCAAACACTATTAAAGCCGGCGTTTTTCTTTGCAATATGATTTGCGATCTTTGCTTCTGTTTTACTCCTACCGATTCCGACACAAACAGGCAGGCCTAACCACTTCCATATTTGTTGGCGCATTTGTTGCCCGACTTTTTCTAGGTCAAAATTCTTTTCATAAGCTGTGAAGTCTACAAAGCACTCATCAATCGAGTACGGTTCAACCTCTTCATCTGTAACATACGAAGCAAGGATTGTATGAAAGCGCCGTGACATTTCTGCATACATTGCATAGTTGCTTGAAAGAACGAGTATGTTATGTTGCTGAACAATGTCTTTAATTTGAAAAAGCGGCACACCCATTTTTATATTTAAGGATTTTGCCTCGTTGCTACGGGCCACGGCGCACCCATCATTATTTGATAAGACAATGACAGGTTTATTATTCAAACTTGGATCAAAGACTCTTTCACATGAGACGTACATATTATTAACGTCTATAAGAAAAAAGACCTTGTTCTCATGCTTCATGAAGTTCTTCTTGTCATTTTAATAATGCAAGTGACAACACCCCAGATAAGTAACTCTTGGCCATCCAGAAGGTGAATATCTTTAAAATCTGGATTTTCTGCTTTTAGCCATTGGCCTTTTTCATCGATCATTAGGCGCTTAACTGTAAAATCATTATCGATTAGTGCCACAACAATATCCCCATGCTTTGCATCTAAACTACGATCGACAATCAATTCATCATCAATATCGATGCCTGCATTTAACATTGAGAGGGAAGCAACTTTGACAATGAATGTGGCAGTTTCATTTTTAATTAGGTGCTCATTCATATCGAGCGCTTTATCAATGTAATCTTGAGCAGGAGAGGGAAAACCTGCATTGATCTTTTCTAAAGCATAAGGGACAAGCATATGAGTTGAAGGTATAACCAGCTTAATAGACATAACATCAGACAAAGCAATACCTTGCGTAAGATAAGGCTTTATCTGGATAATGGATGGTGCAATTTCGCTCATAGCATTCCCCTTAATTTGAATTTGTTACAAATTCAAATGATATGCTAGTGATCATTTAAAATTCAAATTTAAAAAGTTGTGGATAAATAATAACTAGTCGTAACTTGTCGCGGTCAGTAGTGCATTTGGTCGGAAAATCAACGGTTCTAATTTGCACTTTTTTTAGGTTTAGGGAAGTAGTCAGCAGTAAATTCACCGAGTGGCATCTCAAAGAAAAATTGAGCCGCCTCTTCTTTTTTACAGTTCAACCAATCTTCTCGATACTCTTCCGGAATGACAATAATCGATCTCTTTTCATCTTCGGGTTTATGGAACTGACTCATGAAAGGGTGATTATCTGCATTAATAGTCAACATCGACATAGATCTTACTTGCTGCCCATCAATCACAGTTGAATCGTAAATTGCTGCTACTGTAAAGGGTAGGCCATCTTCGCGGTATATTCCCCATCGTTCAGCTTTACCGTTTACGTATCTTGGCTCATATATTTTTTCAACTGGTATTAATGCAAACTGACTCTTAGCCCACGCATGCCTAAAACTTGGCTTTTTATCTACCGTCTCAGTTCGGGCATTGTAGGTGTACTTTGAGAACTTTAAATCATGGTTCCAAGGTGGAATCATGCCGAACTTTACTTGCCGCCATTCTACGTGGCCATCTTTAGAAAAAATAAGAGGGCAGTCGTAACCAGGATAAATATCGGCTTTATATTCGAATGTTGGTTCGAATAGATCTAGTAGGTGTACCCTGTCTTTACTAATAGGTTCATAATTTGCACACATAAATACCTCTTGTTCAGTAATAACTCAATTACAATATTTAAGATGGACTCAATAAAGACTGCTCATACCCTTTTAAAAACTTTGTTCTTGGCTCACAGTCTTCCATAAGTAAGAGTTGTAATGCTGCATAAAGAGACCAATTATCATTTTCCATCCTTTTAAAGTTTGAAAATTTACCTTCTTTGAAGAGTTGACATCTAACATCCTTAAATAATCTGTAAACTTCATCATTGATAACAGAAGATCCTAATTCTCTTTCAAAATAGTTCTTTCTTTTACCTCCATTATCACTACCAAGCCCCTCAATCGAATTAATAATAATCTCAAAGGCTGTCCATAAAAGAATAAAACGTTCATGGGGAAATTTTTGCTGTAATGCTTTATCTATAAATATAGAAGCTTCTACTGGTAAATTTCGAATTTTTACATCCTCAATATCAGGAAACATATTCAGACTTTGGTTATGAAAAGGAGATGCAAAACCTAGCTCTGAACTAGTTGAACCTTTTGACTCATCAATTGAAAATGTATTGATAAGCATAAGATCTGAAGCTATAGGAACACCAAATATAACTCGTAAAGCATTAATAATTTTTAAAGTTATATTTTGAAGTTCTTGATTACTATTTATTTCTATTAGTCCAATTATAAGTTTAAGATGATTGGTATTTGCTGGGATTGCTATTTGATAATTGGTGCTAATACATTGACCATTTGTATCATAATGGTACTTCCATTTATGCATACCCAAATAATCTACTTGTGGACGTACGATACTAATATCGAAGTACTCGTAACCATTTTTTTTTAAAAACGCCCTCACTTTTTGCAAATCTTTTTGTAGAATTGATGATGTCCAAATAGTCTCTTCAAAGAATTGAATTCCCATATTTTTCCAATCTTTTATTAATTTTTCTCGTGTGCATAGATTCATAGATTTTTAACTTCTTACATTACTTAAAATTAAATAATTATTTTTTAAACCTAAGGACCAACCGATCTCTTTATAGAATGGTTCCCCATACTTAATTGTGTGTTCGATATAAAAGTAGACCCAATCTTTCATTTCTTAATTCTCAATTATTTAGTAAGTAATTTAATTTTTTCTAACCATTTTGCATATGCTTCCGTTTGCTGGGGTAGGTACTCATAATAATCATATGTGCCTTGTTCGCCAGACATAACATGGCCAATCATGAGCTGAGCCACATCACGCGATGTAAATGCACTGAAATTAGTACGTGCTGTTCTTCGTAGGTCATGAAGGGACCAATGCTTCATATAATAGTCATGATGTCGTCTTAGGCGTTCCATTAAGTAGGCTGGCAATGAATTTGAAGAACCATGACTCATAGGTGTTTCTTCATTATCATTTGTTAGGAAGTACTCAGAAGTATTGTATTCAAAAGCTTCAACAATTAATTCCTTCATTTCAGGCAAAATAGGGCGAATGATTTCACGGCCAGTTTTCTTACCAGTTTTATTATTTACAACAGGAACAATCCACACTTTTCTATTTAAATCGAAATCTGTCTTTTTGGCTTTTCTCAGCTCTCCATTTCTACAACCAAACATTAAACATAGTTTTAAGAAAATTTTGTTTTTAGGCAAAATGTTTGATTCTTCAATAGCCAGCCATACCATTTTAATTTCTTCATCAGAAAGAAATCTGGTACCTCTATTTCGTTCAATTCCTAGATCTTCTTTAGCATAGATATCTGATAAGACATTCACATCAAGCAATTGTCTTTTTTTTGCCCACTTCAAAACCTGTTTTGCATTTGTTAAAACACGGTCTGCAATAGAGGGTACATCATCTGCCAATTCTTCAAGCAATGCTAACCATTGCTGCAGGGTAATGCGGTCAACTGGTAAATCACCAATTTCAGGGATGACATGTTGTTCAAAGGTGTTCTTAATTTGCTGCGCAGATGTTTTCTTCTTTACACAATAACTTTCATACCAATCATTAAAGACATCTTCAAATGTGCTTGCATCGATGTATTTTTGCTGCTGTACACGAACCTCAACTTTAGGATTCATTCCCTTATCTAATAGTGAACGCATTTCACTAGCTTTTATACGTGCATCTTTGAGAGAAATATGAGGGTAGGTGCCAAGGTCTAAACGTTCAGCTTTACCAGCAAAACGATATCTAAGCTGAAAAACAATTTTACCTTTAGGTGAGACTCGAACACTCATTGAGTCTCGATCTGCTATTTCTTCAACCTTATCACGTGCCTTGCCATTATTAGCCTTCAGCCACACTTCAGTTAAAGCCAT